TTTTTTTTAAGAAATATGCATTTTTTTGTGCATATATGCTTTACTTTCGGTAAATAGTTTCCTAGAGTCATAATAGGAAATGTGAAACGGAAGGTGCTAAAAAATGTATACAGAAAGAGACATTAACCTGATTAAGTTTGGTTACAAAGGCAAGGTAAACATCATCGAAATGGATCAAGTTGCCCGCGTTTGGGATTACAAAGATGATGGCACTATTGAAGTGCGTTTCCGCAACAATGCAGACCAGTTGGTTAAAATGCAAGTGACCGCTGACCAAATTGAACGTGCAATGGCTTAATGGGGGATATGATGACAAAAGTAACTAAAGGTTTTGATTATAGCGGTTGGGATCAAGAAACCCTGATGCATGACTATTATTGGAATGCAACAAAAATGCTTGAGCACTTGCAAAACGAATGTGTTGAAATGGCTGAACGCCATGCCATGCGGGTTAGCCAAGTTAAGGCTGAAATAAACAAGCGCGGCATTTTGTTTTATCCAATAGAAGTTTGCATGGGTGTTGGCGCCGACTTGGCGGCAGAATAATAAAACACCGGTAAAAATAAAGCCCCCAAATGGGGGCTTTTTTTAGTGCTTGGTTTTTATATCAACAACATCGCCGGCCGGTTTGTCCGGTTTTTCATTATCATCTGGCCGCCAATCTTTCATCGTGTCGTAAAAAAACTGCTGTTTAATCACAACTTGCGCTAGCCACTCCATAGCTTCGTCATCATGATTAGTGCCGGTATCGCACAAGCTTAACAGTATTCTGCTCAACGCATGATTTTGTTTGTGCATTTCCATAAGCAAATAGCATGCGGCATCTTCATAAGTTTCCACATTGTCTGGCATGTAATCCAAATCAACAGTTGCGCGCATTTCTTTTTCTTTAGTCATTTTCTTCCCAATCTGGCTCATAGCCATCACCCCAACAATGCTCGCACTCTTGTTGCACGATTTGCACTTGTGGGTCATTGGCGCCGCGGATGCCGGCTTCCACACGGTGAAAGCCTAGCCCGCCACACTCGTTACAAACTAACCTAGCCACTGCACCATCCAAGCAAATGCTTGCCAGAAGTAGCTATCTTTTCCACCAGCCATTGACATGGCTAACGGCACTAAAATACCAAAAGTCAAAACAGCTTCTTTGATTAAACTTCTGTCCATTTTAAACCCCTATTGAATATTTACGATGCGCACACGGCCGCTAACTGGCGATGTGATAGTCGTTATGGTTTTGGTTTGGCCGATCAAACTGTCGCAAACTAAATACGCACATGAGCAGTTGGCTTTTGTGCGTATGCAGCCGCCATCTTTAAAAGTGATGGCAAATGCCGGATTGCCCATGTGGCTATTGTTTAGCCGCTTGTATGAGGCAATCGTTCTTACCTCCGTTTTTTCTTGCATAATAACCTCCATATGCAGTTAATATGCACACGTTAATGCATATTGGGCATAATGGCAAGCATATATGCATATGCCTATTGACTAGCATGCAGGGTTAAGATATTGTTTTGGTAAGTTCAAATTCGTTCCCATAAAATCTGAGATAACTCTATGCGAGACCTCAACGTCACATGGCTTGACGTTACGGCCATAACGCCGTATGCGCGCAACAGCCGAACCCATAGCGATGAACAGGTTGCACAAGTAGCAGCCAGCATTCAGGAATTTGGGTGGACTAACCCAATATTAATCGATGAAGATTGCAGCATAATTGCTGGTCATGGGCGCCTTGCCGCTGCACAACGGCTTGGCTCCGAACAAGTGCCAACCATAACGCTAGCTGGCCTCACTGAAGCGCAGAAGCGGGCATATGTGATTGCCGACAATAAGTTGGCACTAAATGCCGGTTGGGATGAAGACATGCTGAAAATCGAAATAAACGATTTGCAGGGTGATGGCTACGATGTAACGCTAACCGGTTTTGATTTAGAAGAAATTACGCAGCTTTTTGACGAGCCAGAAGAAAAGTATGCAGATGGTGTTACTGGTAGCATGGCTGCAAACTATGGCCAGCCGCCGTTTAGCATACTGGACACGCGCAAAGCTGACTGGCTAGAACGCAAGCGCGCATGGCGTGAACGCATTGGGGATAATGGCGAAAGCCGTGAGGATACGCTAGCTGACGGCGGCATGCTTGGTGATTTAAACGCCGGCGTTAGTTTGCTTGACCCTGTTATGGCAGAAATTGTTGTGGCTTGGTTTGGCAAAGCTGGCGGCACTGCTTTTGACCCATTTGCCGGTGACACGGTGTTTGGCTTTGTGGCTGGCACTGCTGGCATGCAGTTTACCGGCATAGAATTGCGCAAGGAACAAGCTGAGTTAAACCAGCAGCGTTGCAGTGCAGCGGAGTTGCCTTGCATTTACCATTGCGCGTCCAGTGAGCATATGGACGATTATGTAGCTGATAACAGCATGGACTTGGTGTTTAGCTGCCCGCCTTATGCTGATCTGGAAGTCTATAGTGACGATCCACAAGATTTAAGCACTATGGCGCATGATGATTTTTTTGTTGTTTACAAGCGCATTTTGCAAAACACATATGCAAAGCTAAAGCAAAACCGCTTTGCTGTTATTGTTATGGGTGAAGTGCGGGGCAAAGATGGCCGGTATATCGGCACAATACCAAAAACCATAGATATTATGGAGCAAGCCGGTTACGGCTTCTATAATGAAATTATCCTAGTAAACAGCGCCGGCACATTGCCACTACGCGCTGGAAGGACAATGCAAGCCAGCCGCAAGGTAGGCAAAATGCATCAAAATATATTGGTATTTGTTAAGGGTGATGCTGCTAAAGCTGCTAAAGAGCTTGGTGATATAAAGCTGGCGTTTGGCGGCGATGCAGACTAAAGGCCAGCATGTTATTGCTGATATTTGGCTTAACGAATATCCAGCAACCGGCCAGCAGTTAGCTGATGCTGTTGATGTGGCGCTAGAGCATAGCGGCATGCATGTGGTTGGCGATAAGCTGCATTGGTTTGATGATCTGGCTTTTACTGGTGTTTGGCTACTAAGTGAAAGCCATTTTAGTTTGCACACATTTCCAGAGCGCAACTTTGTGTCAGTTGATTGCTACACTTGTGGCAATGAAGGGCAGCCGTTGGAAGCTGTCAATAAATTAATGGGCGCACTAGATATCCAGCGCGCCCAATTACAGGTGTTGCAACGTGGTTAGGCGTTGCAGATGTGTGCGTCACGGCCGTTGGCTGTAACCGCATAAATCATGGTGCGGCCATCGCCTTGCAAGCGGGCATAATGCTGCGCTGCATCAAACGTAGCAAATTCTAGCTTGCTAAACGTGCCCATAGTGCGGCGGCCTCTGCAAGCAGTAAAATAAGCTGCATTGTTAAAACAAAATTCTTCGTGTGTGTTACCAAACTGCATAAAAACCTCCATATATGCATTGTTTATATGAATATATGCAATGCGCACAAGTAAAGCAACTCGGAAAACATGACAAAAAGCAAGAAAACACCAGAAATTGTAGCGGCTCTTTTGCAGCGCATATCTGAAGGTAGGTCACAAGCTAGCGTGTGCCGTGATGCTGACATGCCTGATTGGGCTACAGTTTGGCGCTGGACAAAGCAAGACCCTGATTTTGCAGCGGCTTTTGCTGACGCAAAAGAACAGCGGGGTAACTTGTATGGGGAGAAAGTAGCAGAAATATCACTTGCTTTATTGGCTGGTAAGATAAGCGACAGTAATGCAGCGCGGGTTGCTATAGATGGCCTTAAATGGTCGGCAGCAAGAATGGCTAGCAAGAATTTTGGTGATCGTATGCAGGTGGAACATAGCGCGCAGAGCAGCTATGTGGATGCGTTAAAGGGTGTTGCTGATCGTGTGGCTGAACGTGATGGGGGGACAACACCGCAAGAACTACGCGCGCGCGAAAATTCAGATACTTTGCTGCACTAGTTAGGTTGCTGGCCTGACGGTCTGCCAGTGTTTGTGCGGGTTGCAGCGGTCTGGTGCTACGCTGGTGCTACGCCGGCAAAATAAAGGTGCCGATTTCGCCTATATGTGAAACAACCCCCCCCCTCTGAATTTTCGGGGGCGCCGGTATGACGATGCCCCAACCTTTTAACCCGAAAGCAAACCATGATTAACGCAATACCACTAACCATTGGCGAGGCGATAGCTATAGCGCTGCTTGTGATGGTTTTATACCAGTTGCGGGACTAACCCCCCCCTAAAGGCGCAGTAGGGGATTATATGCGCCTGATTGAGAAAAATTACGGCAGCCGCGCATTTCCCCTATGCGCAGCGGGATTGGGGTGGGCATGGATACCAGCGTAGAAAAAACCATCATGCGCTTGCGTGATGATCCAGTGCTTTTTGTGGAAACGGTAATAGGCGCTAAACCGCAACGCTGGCAAGCTGATGC